GTAGATTACATAGCAAGGCTTGAGAATTATGCTGAAGAAGTTAAATATCTTTTTAATAGGATAGGTGTTCCTATGTCGCAACCACTAATGCATCTTTTCAAGACAGAACATAAACCTTATTGGGAATACTATGATGATGCAGATATAATGAAAGTTCATCAGTGGTACGAGAAAGATATCGAAATGTATAATTATGAGTTTGGAGAATAATGAAAATTTTAATAATGGGTCTGCCGGGATCAGGTAAGAGTACATTTGCTGAACCTCTGGCCAAAAGTTTATTTGGTACATGGATCAACGCAGATCAAGTAAGAGAGAAATACGATGATTGGGACTTCTCTATAGAGGGCCGTGTCCGACAATCACTGAGAATGAAACACCTTTCAGATGGGGTGGTCATGTCTGATGGCGTTGCAGTTGCAGACTTCATTTGTCCTACAGAAGAAACACGTCTAGAGTTTGACGCAGACTTCACAATATGGATGGCAACAATAGGGGTTGGAAAATATGAGGATACCAATAAGATTTTCATAGAACCCGAATATTATGATATAAGGATTTCAAAATGGATAGATACAAACCAACTGTTCAAATGCTTGGACGGTTTCAACCGTGGCATAAAGGACACAGAGAACTTTTCAAGAGAGCTCACGCAAAGACTGGCCAAGTTGCAATAATGGTTCGACTCACTGGTGAGGGATGGTTTGATCAACCAGACGTTATTGCTGATCTTAAAAATCACGGATATGAGTATGATAAGGATTATATTATTATGCACGTTCCGAATATAGTGAATATCACATATGGTAGAGATGTTGGGTATAATATTGAGCAAGAACATCTTGGGGAAGAAATCGAATCTATTTCTGCAACAGAAATAAGAAGTAAACGAGAAAATTTGAAAGAATAAAATAATGTTTAATCATGTAGGGGTAGAGTTGCAACCCATAAAGGCAACTAACAATAACGGTGTGCGTCTATACGCAACACCAGAGGGTAACAAGTACCCATCAATCACAACGGTCCTATCAGTCCGTAACAAGAAGGGGCTGATGGAGTGGCGTAAGAGGGTAGGCAGTGAAGTTGCCAACCATGTCGCACGAACTGCTGCTAACCGTGGCACTAAGGTTCACCACATGTGTGAGGACTACCTCAACAACATGGAGTCCAATTATCCATCTAAGTGGGCAGAACACAAGAAGAATTTCTTACCATATTGTCTTTTTAGTCAATTAAAGTCGGTGTTATGCAATATTGATAACATCTATGCACAAGAAGCAGGACTCTATAGTGATAAATATAAGGTAGCGGGAAGGGTTGACTGTATCGCAGAGTACAATGGTGTACCGTCTATTATAGATTTTAAAACGTCAACCAAAGAGCGTAAAGATGAATGGAATGAGAATTATTACATTCAAGGTTCTGCATATGCAGAGATGTTCGGAGAACGAACTGGCATAGAAATCTCTCAAGTAGTGATTTTAGTAGTAACAGAGGATGGAACTGTCCAAGAGTTTGTAAGAGACAAACACGAATACCTTGATGCTCTAGTGGAAACCGTTGCAGAATGGAGCAAACAGAATGAAACATCTAGTAGCAGTACTGGCAGTGTTTCTGTTAATGGGTAATCAAACCTTAGCGCAAGAAACAATTCCAGAACCAGAAATTTTAGAAGACTTACCCGATTTTGTGATGGTAAATAAACCTGTGGTATGTGGACCTATAAAACAAGTTCTTAAAAAGATTAAAGAGTTTAATGAGGTTCCCGCAGCTGCGTGGATGGAATCAGAACACAAAACTGGTATTGGATTCTGGATAAACGAGAATACTGGAACAACTACAGTGGTAGAACTGGTGGGTGATAAAATGTGCATTCTTAGTCAAGGCATGAATGCAGTTCTAATGCCTAACGCAGAAAAAATTAAAGGAATGCCAATAAGGCACTTGACTTATTAGTCCCCGTGTGTTATAAATAAGATACAATTTGATGATACGAATTGATAGCTGAACTGGACGTGGGGGCAGTACCCACCGCCTCCACCAAAAGGAGACTAATATGGTTAGGTCAATGATAGGGGATTCTGATGAAGAACCCTCTAGTACGAGAAGTAAGTAAGTGGATGTTTAAAGCATATATTCTTTGGAGCATATGTGCAGACATAACCTTACTTGCCGGTATAATTTACTTAGTCTTCTTTTGATGGGGGCGAAATAGGATCGACAGGCAGGGACGGATGAGTGGAGAATTGTCGGATGACTACGTTATCGGTCAAATTAGTAAATGCAAACGATAATATTGCATATCAAGATTTCGCTCTAGCAGCGTAATTGGATAGGGTTTCGGTAGGTTTCCTAGTAACAGAATAACCTACCACTTTATTCAAAAAGAGTATTGACAAATAGGCTAAAGTCTGGTATACTCTGTAAATAATGTCACTGATGAGTTTGTGAAATCCAAACGAAACACTTTGTGTCTGACAATATTGTCTACCATCATCTTGAAAGGATGAACACTACATGACTACGACTACGACTACGAAGGCAACTAAGGTTATTGCCGCTCTCGAAAACGGTACTGAACTTACTGCGAAACAGATTAGCGCACGATATGGCGTCAAGAACGCTCGCGCACTGATTAGTTCCCTTCGTATGCAGGGTTATCCTGTATACCTCAACAAGCGGGTCAGCTCGTTTGATGGTGAAACTTACAGCAAGTACCGTCTGGGTACTGCATCACGTTCTGTGGTTGCTGCTGGTTATCGCGCAACTGCGATGAGTGTTTAACTAAACACCAAACAACGGGTGATGCCGTAATACATCCGAGGGGGGTCCACGGTTAACCCCCCAACCTTTTAATTAATTAAAGAGTACAAAATGGCACTGAACACCTCAAAGACATTTTCGATGGAAATTGAACGCATTGCAAATGAAAAGAATATAACTCATATGGAGGCCGTCCTTGACTATTGCCATCGTCAAGAGATTGAACCCGACACAGTGGGTCGCCTTATTTCCAAGAGTCTCAAAGAGAAGATTGAGGCTAACGCACGGGAATTGAACTTTCTTCCTCGACAGGCACAACTACCTGTATGAAACACCTTAAAGAAAATAACACTAACTATTTTATGCACCTTGCTCATGCGTGGGTAATGGCTACCGTTCTAATTATTCACGGGGTAATCCCCTGCATTTTAACTGATTGGGTATCGAAGCGTATCTGTAATGGAACCGATTGACGTTTATCTAATGTACTGTGCTATGAAAGCACACTTTGGTAAGAGCGACTATGACTTTGTGACATACAAGGGCAAGACTCGTATCAAACGCGACACCTTCTATAAACGTAAGGACAGATCGTTCTTCGTTAGGTTGGCTCGCAAGTACAACACAGAACAAGAAATTCAAAACTACTTTGTAGCAAATTTCATCAAAGATAAGAAGGGGTATATTGCCAACTTCAATGATGAGAACCATGAATCATGGAAACTTAAACGTCAGGGTTTCTTTGAAATGTTTGAGGTAGAGATGAAACCTCTAGTGGATGCGTTTGAGGATTTGTTCAAAATAGAAAATGGACAACATCCTAAATTGATGAAAGAGTTTCTAGGTGGCCGTGTGTCATTAGAAACAATAATCATATTGGATGAGTTAGTTGGTTATGGACCGCAATGGGATACGGAATTGAGGGATGATATTATATGGATTGATTTAAACAATCTGATGAATAATTACGAAAGGTTCTTGACAATTGATCAAGAACAGTATAAGATAAGACTATTGAAACTCATAGAGGAGTCCAGTTGATGGAAGCAAGAGTAGAAGCGTTCTTTGAGGCACGGTGCCGGGAACTAGAAAACGAAGTGAAGGCAATGCAATTTGTCAACGCTGAGATGTCGGTTAAAAACGACGAATTGTTGGAGCGAGTTAATACACTTGCTAATCGCCAACCCACTTGGCCAAAGGGTTATAAACCACAGCGTAGGTTTGCCACCACCAAGTAGATGGAATAGCTGGTATAGTTAAACGGTATAACAGTTGATTTGTAATCATCAGTTTGAGGTTCGATTCCTTGTACCAGCACCATTTTGGAGATATTATGAAAGTAAGAATGACATCACATTCTACACCAGATAACATTATTGGTGTAGATGACGCACAGGAACTCATTGCATATTGTGCAAGGGTATCCAATCCCGGCAACCAGAACAACAAAGATACGAGCGAGAAGCTTATCAAGTATCTCATTAAGCATAAGCACTGGTCACCCCTAGAGATGGTTAGTGCATGTCTGGAGATTGAGACAACGAGGGACATTGCACGTCAAATTCTACGTCACCGCTCGTTCTCATTTCAAGAGTTCAGTCAACGGTATGCAGACCCTACCAAGGATTTGTCTTTCGAAGCAAGGGAAGCCCGTCTGCAAGACCCAACTAATCGCCAGAACAGTGTGCCTATGAATTTAGATATAGAAGATGAACGGCGTCTGAATGAAGACTTCCGTATAAAGCAACATGTGTTGTGGCGACAGGCCGAAGAAATATACAATTGGGCGATTGATAAAGGTATTGCAAAGGAACAGGCTCGTGCAGTGCTGCCAGAGGGTATGACTATATCCCGTCTATACATGAACGGTACACTGCGCTCATGGGTACACTACATTGACCTACGGAGTGCGAATGGTACACAGAAGGAACATCAGGATATTGCGATTGCGTGTGCTAACGAGATCGCAAAGATTTTCCCTCTCATGAAGGATATCAGTAATGTCTAGGGCAGTTGTCATAGGAAATGGTGAGTCACGCAAGTGGTTCAGCGATAAACAGTATGAGGTTGATGCTGTCACATGGGGTTGCAATGCAATCTATCGTGATATGGTAACTGATAACCTCGTAGCAGTTGACTATGGTATGCAACAGGAAATCCATGAACGATGCGACTATAGAGACATTAATTGTCATTTCGCAAACTGGTCAGTGCTTCCTGCTAGTGTAGCAGATATGATGTTCTTGGGATATGATATTCCAGAGGCATTCATTCATAAGAGTTCGCCAGTAACAGACCAGTGTGTTATATCAGGGAAAGACCCTATGACACTTCATGAGAGGATTGAAGCTGCAATTCAGATGCATCCAGAGCTGGATATGAAAGACCTTCGCATGAAGATGGAGAAGGATGTGGGTGTCTGGATCACCTATGTGGATGAGAATGACCACATAAATAACATTGACTTTCCGATTGGATGGTCAGCGGGTAACACCGCACTGCACCTTGCATGTCAGCAGGGTACAAAAGAGATTTATGTATTGGGGTTTGACCTATCATCATACGATGAGCCGTTGAACAACATATATAAAGGGACAGATAATTATCTGCCCAGTGATGCAAAAGGTTTTAATTCAACTAATTGGATGAACCAGATGCAAACTGTTTTTAGAGAGTTCAAGGATGTTCAGTTTTCTTGGGTAGATGCTAAAGAGCAATTTATTCAAGAAAATAATCTAAGTTACTTGACAAAAGCAGAATTTTGTGATAAAGTGGTAACACTATAAACATACGAAAACATATATTACATAAGGAGAATACATATGTCGTTAAGTACACTAAAGAAGTCTAATTCGTTGGACAAACTGCTTGGAGCAGTTCAAGCAGATGCAGGTGGGGGAGAGAAGAAGTCCTATGTGGATGATCGTCTCTGGAAGCCCGTCATGGATAAGAGCGGTAATGGTTATGCCGTTATTCGTTTCCTTCCCGCAGTAGAGGGTGAGGATATGCCTTGGGCAAAGGTCTGGAACCATGCGTTTCAAGGCCCTACTGGACAATGGTATATTGAGAACTCTCTCACTACCGTTGGTCAGAATGACCCTGTATCAGAGATGAACTCTGCATATTGGAACTCAGGTGTTGAGTCTGATAAGGAGATTGCTCGTAAGCAGAAGCGTAAGTTGCAGTATTTTGCAAACATCTACGTTGTTGAAGACTCTGCCAATCCTGAGAACGAGGGCAAGGTGATGCTCTATCGCTTTGGTAAGAAAATCTTTGACAAGTGCATGGAAGCAATGCAACCAGCGTTTAAGGATGAAACTGCGGTTAATCCTTTTGACTTCTGGGAAGGTGCGAACTTCAAGTTGAAGCTTCGTAAGGTAGAAGGTTACTGGAACTATGATAAGTCAGAGTTCTCAGCACCATCTCCCCTGTTTGATGATGATGATCAGTTGGAAGAAGTATGGAAGAAGCAGTATCCTCTATCAGAGTTTACTGCTGCAACCAACTTCAAGTCCTATGATGAGTTGAAGACTCGTTTGGATATGGTTCTTGCAGGGACTACCACAGTAGGGAATGCTGCTGCGGTTATGGAAGACGCACCTTGGGTCGAACCAAAGGTGGATACGAAACCTACTCCAGCGCCTACTGTTGATACTGGTGATGATGAGGACACTATGTCCTATTTTGAAAAGTTGGCAAAAGAGTAAGAAACTGGGGGGTCTTTTGACCCCCCTTTTTTTAAAACCCAGCTGCTTCGAAACCACTATACCTTGTATTTACAACAGGAGCTGTTGAAACAACGTCACCTTCATT